TAGAAGGTCTACCGAATAACTGTTCGTCTAGATCTAATCTTTCTTGTGATAAAGGATCTAGGTTAGGCATTTCAATTGATGAAATATCTGGTAGAGGTATGTTTTGAACAACAGGTGCTTGAGTTGAGCGTAAGTTTTGTCTTGCTTCTTGTTCTATATCTTCTACTCCAGTAACAGTTTGATTTATTAAATCTTTTGCAGGATTTAATAATTCTTCTAATTCTAATTTGGTAACGGCTCCATTCATAATATCTCTGGTTATAGATCCAGCTTCTTCAGCTTGCAAACCCAACTCTCTGATTAAAGTTTGTCTGATTGCTTGTTCGGTCATATCAACAGCAGTTATGACCGAACCTTTGTCTGTTTTAGATGCCACTTGTACAAAAAATGGAGAGGCGAATAGTTTTCTAGCAACAGCTAAAGATAGAACCGTAGGCAATACAGCTATTGGATTAAGAGCCAAGCTAGCACCAATACCAGCAGCAACCAATCCACCAGCTGCTCCGCCTCTTCCTGCTTCTTGTTTAGTTAATATATCAATTTGTTTTTGAAAGTTTCTAAGACTTTGAGTAAGCTCTTTGCCAAACATAGCATCTAGAGTTTCATCTCCATAAGAATCTAAAGCTGTTTTTAAATTGCCTGGTTTAAATAAATCTGTAATTCTACCCTTACCATTTAGATCTATAGATTTAGACAAAAGCTTCTGCATACTTGCTTGCTGTATGCTGGTGAACACTTCATCGCTTACGGTATCTTTTAAGATTTGAATGTTTGCATTAGCGTTAGGTCTAAAAATTATGTTAACCGTCTCGTCTATTCCTTTTAACGGTAGGTCTGAAATAGCTCTATTAGATTCTAATTTAATTCTATCTTCGGAAGCTTTAGCCAATTGTTTTAAGCCTTGGACAAATGCAAGGCCTTGATCACTAGAACTTAATCCTTTGATGTTAGTTGTAAAATCATTTACTAAATTTTTAATGTCTTGAGGTTTTAACCTTGGATTGATTTTATTAACTTGAGCGATAGTGTCTCTTACAAGTTTAGCTGTGTTTCTTCCTGTGGCAGAGTCAGTAAATAATGAATCTAATTTGCCAGGATAATCTCTTTCAAATTTATTTATTTGTTTTGCAAATTCAGTAAAATTAATTGACTCGTCAACTACATCTGTTGATGCTCTAAATGCATCAGCAAATAATCTTTTTTTAATTTGTGATTTAAGTGTTTGTTCGGCATTAGCTGGTTTACCTGCCTTAGCCATATACTCGTCATATTGTTTTAAACCAGCAAATATGTCATCTAAATTTTTCTTTTCTCCATTTAAGATAACTTTTTTATAAACATCATCTGCATCAAATGCACCTTTCTGAGAATTAGAAATAATTTTTTTAATTTCTAATCTATCAAATGGAGCCATTCTTTTAGCAGCAATTCCATTTACTTCTCTTAATTGAGCTATTGCATTATTTACTTGTTTTAAAGCTAAGTTGTTAAGGCCTTCATCAAAAAACTCAAGATTATCTCCAAAAGCGTCTGGATTTAATTCTTGATTTCTTTTTAATACTTTACCTAATTCTATATTAAACTGAGATTCTCCTTCAATTTCTAATTTACTAAGTATGCTATCTGGTTGTCCTCTTTTAAAAACTTCTCCATTTTGATTAACTCTAGTGTCATCAAGCTTACGCATAATGTCGATAATAACTTTTCTTTCTGGGCTAGCCTCTAAAGTATCTCTTGATATAGTATTTAGTTTTGAGTAAGCATTTCTTACATGAGATAAACTTACGGGTTTAGTTGGATCGGCTACATCATTTTGAAATTTCATAAGTGCTTGTTCTATTTTTGCAACAATACCACCATCTAATTCATCTCTGTTGTTTACCCCCCAAAGATAATCAGATTTTTTATGACTATCAATTAATTTTCTAGAATCTTCAATACTGTCATTAATAATATTTCTAATTACCCTGTCTAAGCTAACCGCTATACTTTTATCTACTCCAGTTTTTCCCTCTATAGATGTAAGCTCGCCAAACATACCATCAACATTTCTATATTTTTGACCAAGATCTATAATTACTTCTCTTCTTGCTCTTGATAAATTATTTTTTAATTCTTCTCCCAACATTCTTCTGGTTGGAGCGTCACCATAATTACCAACTTCAATTGCATCATCCACAACATCATCTAATAATTTTCTTAATTGTTGTGTAACAGTTTGTTCTTTTAATCTTAATTTTTGTAAGCTTGCTTGCACCTGTTCATCAAGACTACCTTTGGTTGCATCTGAAATAGATTTTTGTAGTAAAGCATTTTCACCACCAATTTCTTTTAATAAACTGTCTACTTCTGCTCTTAAATACAAGGCTGTTTCTTTATCCCTGGTGTTACCAAGCACTTGTTCAGAAATATCTTGTAACCTTCCAGGAAGCTTTCTACCTAAAGTTGCTTGAGACGCAAGACCAGCAAAATCAAATTGTTTTACTTTACCGTCCCTAATGGCTTTAGCAATTTGTTTTTCTGTAGCCTCTTTGCCAAGACTTGCATCTAATTTTAAAATATCATTAGCAGACCTACCTTTAGCCATCTGTCTGTTTAATCTTAAATCTTTTGTTGGTGCGTTCTTACCTAAAAATAATTTAAACCCCATCCCAATAAGTTCACCTACACCTTGACCAATAGATCCAAACAGAAACTCACCACCAAATAGATCTTTTAATTCGTCTCTTTCTTGAAGTTGAAAACCTTCTTGATAATCTAATGCTTCTTCCGCAGCTTTACCTACGGATGAGCCTGTTCCAGCAGCAACCATTCTTGCTATTCTGGCTCTACCGCCAAATGCAGCTGTTAGTCCTTTAATGATTCTTAATTGAGGAGACATAAGAGCAATTGCTCCTCCTATGGGTCCAGCAATACCAGCAAAGTCTGCAAGATCTCCAGTTTTAAAACCAAAATCATTTTCATCAATAATAGTATTTAACGGTAATTTTGACCCGTCAGAAAGCTCTCTATATTGAATAGGCAATCCTAGCTCTTCTAAACCTGTAGGGGTTAAAGCTACTTGTCCTTTAGTGTTTCTTGTAAAACCTGAAGATCCTACAAAATTACTTAAAACTTGATCTTGTTCTTTAAATCCAATAATTCCACTTGTTTCAGCTCTGGCTAATTGCGCTCTTAAATTTCTAAGAACACCTTCTTTTTCTGTTCCTTTATCTACTTTTCTTTCAAACTCGCCTCTAACGCCTGTTTCATAATCAAAATTTAATTTGTCATAAAACGGAGAAACAGCGCCAGTTGCAATTATTGCTTTAACTTTTTTCTTTGCTTCATCTTCTGTATCTGCATCTACGAACTCAAATACATCCTCGGCAATATTAACTTTGTACCTAGGCATTATAAAGTTGTCTCAATATAACCTGCGGAGTTTTCACCAAGTTTATAGTTTTCAATATCATCAAAACTAAAACCAAGAATTCTATTAATTAATGATTCATTAGCCATTAATGCTGGAGAATTATATCCTCCTTGTCCTATTGCGTTAGCTCTTGAAATAACCGTTGATTGATCTTTTCTCATACTTTCTACAATATTATCTCTGCTGTTAGTTAATAATTTAGAAAGTTCTGCTGGTGATGTCCATATATTTACATTACCAAATATCCTAGCAACAATATCTCTGTCCAAATTAGAAATAGTTTTACCTGATTCTCCAAGAATTTGTCTTACAGATCTTTGTGCCGTTACATCAAGTATGACTTGCGTTTTAACTGCTGGGTCTAAGTTTTCCCATTTTGTTTCCCCATAACCAGCAGCATTTCTTAGTTTGTCGTTAATTTTAGAAAGAAAACCTCTTGCTCCAAAAGCTCCAGGGTCTTTTATGTCTTCATTAAGAATTTGATTAATGTCACTAACAATTCTTTCACTTTCATCAAATTGAGAAAGGGCATTTCCTATATCGTCTTCAAATCCAGTAAACGTTTTTATGTCGCTTGGGTCTATACCTTCAGCTGCTTTATTACGCGCTTCTAAGTCTGCTTCAGCTTTAGCTAACCTCAACTTCATACGGTAATCTCTTTCTTCTTTATCGGCCATTAGTTCTCTTGCAGCTCTTTCTTCAGCAGCTTTAGATGCACCACCTGCAAGACCTGCGCCCATTTGACCAGTTCTTGTAAGCTCGCCACCTACGTTTCTAATAAAGTTAAGAAATCTATCAGAACCAAAGAATCCTGGTTGATCTAATTTTCTACTTATAGGATCATTTTGCTTTCTAAGTTCTTCTTGTTCTTCAATACTTGCACCTACAATAGGCATTTCAATTTCTGGAAGTTTAGGAATTGCAGCATCATCTATTGTTGCTCTAAACTCTTCTTGAGATAAGCCTCCAAACTTAGCTGCATTTTCTGCTAAAGTATCGGCTTCAGTTTTATCTACATCTACTTTTTGTTCTATCGGTTTAATTTCATCTAATAGAGTTGCAATCTCATCATCTTGTTCTAATCTTCCTTCAGGCAATAAATTTCCAAACTCATCTCTGTCAATCATTTCTTTTTGATACTCTAGTCTTCTAGTTTCCATATCAAAAGGGCCACCCTCTAAACTTAAAGTTTCGCTTTCAAACCTAGGAGTAACTCCAGAACTTTCAGTAACAATCGCTTCATCTACAACGTCAGCACTAGGTCTAGTTGGCCCAACAAATTCGTTAATTTCTGATTGAAAGTCTTGAATTTGTTGCTCAGGTTTATCTTCAAAAACTCGGTCAACTCCAAAATAATCAGACATTTTTTCATCACCAGATCTTAGTGCATCAAAAAACATATTTGTTGCTGATGTTACATTTGGATTAGAATAAACATTTTTTGCTTTCTCTTTTAAGTTTTTAGATTGTTCTTTTAAGTTTTTAGATTGTTTTAAAAGATTTATCATTGATCTTGATCTTTCTTGATCTGTTGGCACATAACTATCGTATGTTGGTTTAAATAAATCTATACCGCGTAGCCCTATAGAAGGATCAAACTCTTGTTTTCCTCCAAACTCTTTTAGAGGTTGAATACCAAAAGTTTCGCCAAGTAGTCTTGATCCACCCCTAATAAATGGTTCTGTACCTCTTAATGCACTAAATCCTAAATCTGTTAAATTTGTGCCAAGATCTTCTTGTGCTTGAAATCGGCCTATTTGTGGAGCATCTCGTTTTTGAAACTGTTGTAAAATAGATAAGACCGCAGGTCCTTTTTCTAAAGTATCATCATATAAAATTTTGTAAGGATTAAACAAAGGAGTGTTTATAAAATCTGGCTGTTGACTTAAATCAATTAGAATCTCACCAGTCAACCTATCTCTTATTTGATAATCGCCAATTGTCCTAGCGCCACCACCATTTGCAAACATTCTTCTATTAAGAAAGTTCATGTTAGTTTCCTTGGCCAGGTACTAAAGCTCCGTAAGCAGAGAAAGCTGCCCCAAGACCTTGAGCGCTTGGATCAGGAGCCATACCGTATGTAGAATCAATCTGACTTCCTGCTTGTTTGTAGCCAGGCAGTAAAGAACCAATACCCTGCATAGTTTGTAACGGCCTCATTTGCTGTTGCAACTGTTGAGTAAATTGTCTTTGATTTTGTAGATCTGCAATATTTCTACCAGTAGCACCTAGGCCCATTAACTCAGATCTTTGACCTCTGTTTAATGCTTCTAAGTTTTGACCAATACCAGCAAGTTGACCGCCATATCCTGCTAACTGAGATCCTAATTGAGAAGCGCTAGCTCCTTTTTGTGCGCCTATACCTAACAGACCTGAAGCCGCAGACCTTTCTGCTTGTTTTTGTCTTGCAAATTCTCCAAGACCTGTTTGTTGCGCTTGTGAAAAACCTCTTGATCTAATGTTTGATAGTGCATCACCTAGACCTCTACCAAGCGCTTCTCTTCTTTCTTCAGCGCCTAGCCTTGCCCTAGATCCAAAAGCTGATTCGCCACCAGCTGAAATAGCTTGCGCTCTTGCCGCTATATCTTGTTGATCGCCAGCTTTCATTACATCATCAATAGTTTGTTGAACAACTGCGTTCTCGTAAGGATTGTAGAATTGTTCTGTCATGCTAGGATCATAAGCACCTACGGTACCCTGAATAAGATCTTGAGCTTGAGTAAAGTAAGGATCTTGTAATTGTTCCGCTCTTCTAGATTGTTCTATAGCTTGATTAACTAAATCTTGTTGTTGAGTAAAGAATGGTTGAAATGCACCAAGGCCAGCTTGCGCTCTTTGTCTTGCTTGAGTTTCTAATGGATCTAAACCAGCTGTTTGTTGTAAAGGAACATCACTTCCTATTAAGTTAGCACCAGCTTGTTGTAATTGATTATAAAAACCAGGAGTGCCGTCAGTACCAAAATATAAAGCCCGTACAAGCGGGTCTGTTATTGTTTCGGCTGTTACCTGACTTTGAAGTACGGGATCTACTGTATTAGCCATTATGCCATACTCCCTGAAGCGTTATACTTTTCAAATGTGTCCATTAGTTTATTCATTACATTTACACCTTGTTCTCTATCTGGTTGACTGGATGCTATCAACTCAATACCTTTTTTTGTTTTATTAAATTCAAAACCACCAGCGCCGTTGTTAGCAGCAGCCGTCATAACAAACTCGCCATCACTAAGCATAGCAGGTATATCATCAGAGGTTCCTGTACCAGGACCAACTGACTCACCACCATTTCGCATATCTAGTTCGCCTATTGCAGCTAAACCACCCTCAAAAAAACCTTTGGGCTTTCCATTATTTTTAATGTAAGCAGATAACTCATTAGTTTTGTAACCTTTGTTTTTTAAGTCTGTTTTAGTAACGGCAATATAATTATTTCCATCAATATGCATAAATTTAGTGCCTTCGCCTTTTGCGCGAGCTTTTTTAAATGCTTTGGCAAAAGCTTCTTTTTGACTTGCAGTAATTTTTGCTTTAGTGGCTGGAGACAATTGATCCGTCCAAGTAGTGTCTTTTAAAATAGCCGTAATATCTTTGTTTGCTATACCACCTCCATTAAAATATTGTCTGCCGTAACCTATTGGACCACCAAAGGCCGCAGCTTTTCTTACACCTAAATCAAACCCAGCAAATACAGGAGCTGGATTAAGATCTGGTCTTACTGATTGTCTAATGTCGGTTAAACCACCTTCGGTTTTCTTTGCTGCATCTTTAACAGCTTTACCGTATAACAAAGCTAAAGCAGCCATTTGTGGGTTTATGCCATATCCTCCTCCGCCCCCACCAGAACCAGATAGTAATCCATCTCCACCAGGACCTGTTCCTAATGCTTGTTCAACAGATTCTGGCAAAAGTTTTGCACTTAAATATTCTATCGGGCCTTTACCTTCTAAAGGACCTTGCTCAGATCCAATACCAGTAACTCCTCTAATTACGTTTCCTGTTTTATTTAAAATAGTTCCACCTGGCATATTTAAAGTTTGACCAGCTGATATAACATTAGGATCAGTAATTCCAGGATTAGCCTCCATAATAGCTTCTACGGTTGTATTGTTATCTGCTGCTATTTTACTAAGAGAGTCACCTTGTTGCACTACAGTTCTTTTTGGAGCAAGAGGATTAAAGCCTTGGGGTCCTCCTACATAATCAACAAATTGTCCTGTATTTACATCAAACTGACCTGTTCCCCCACCAAAAGCTCCAAAGTATCCTTGTTGCTGGTCGCTTGCCATACCTTTTAGTACGTTTTTACCATATCCAATTGGATTAAATGAAGTTTTACCAGCAGCGTCTGTAACAGATCCTATACTACCAAGAGAATCCATAAATCCTCCACCAATATTTTTAAAATCGCCAGAGGTTATAGATTTAAGCGCACCATCTTTACCAAACACACTTTGATTACCACCAGCCATTACGGTCATAATGTCACCTAAACCACCTTCACCTTTAGCAAGTTTAAGCGCAGCATTACCTTTTTGATAAACAGCAGCAAACGGTTGCCAAGGTCCAGGGATAACAGCTGCAATAGGCGCTACTTTTTTAACAACCTTCTTAACGCTTTTAGCTAGTTTTTTCAAAAAGCCAAACTCTGCTTGTCCTGTAATAGGATTGATAGACATGCCTTGACCCACTTCATATTCTTTCGGATCCAAGCCAACTGCTTGCATTTCTTTCTTAATGAGTGATTTTGTTTTGTCTGATATGACTGGAGGAACGACCATCTCGCCTTTTGCAACGTGAGCCATAAAGCGATCTTCGTTGCGTCCTAAAGCTGCTAAGCCTTTTCCTGAGTTGTCTACTATATTCATTTTTAAATTTTACCCTATTCTTCTATACATTTTAACCAAAATACAAGTAAGTATCTGTTTCCTGATTCTACCGATAGGCCTCTATGCATATGGGTAAAGCTCGGAAATATTAGAGCGTGGCCTGTAGGTAATGGTTCAACTGTACCACGATTTAAAAACTCAGTCCCGCCCCCTTCGTACTCACCTGTATTTAAGGGGACAACCATACTAATGTCAGCGCTTGCATCATGATGCCAAGCACCTTGTTTTTTATCCTTTAAATTATAATTAGCTATTTGTATTCCGCCACCATTTACGTGCCTGTTCCAAATATTTAAGAATATAGGATTACCTATAGTATATATTGTTTGAAACAAAGATTGATAGATTTCTGGACAATTATCTTGAAAAGTTATTTCTGGTATTTGTCTTAAAGTATCTTCTTCTGGATTGGGCTGAAAGCCATAAAAACTTTCTAAGTTTTGTATTTCATCTAACAATATAGAACAAAACTTTTGTGAAAAGAAAGGAACCGTATATACATCTTTTAACGGCTCTTTTATAACTTCGTGTAGTTTTGTTGGTTTTGGGTTGTTACTTCCTTGATTATTATAAAAATCTATTATGCTTGGCAAAGACTCTTGAACCGCATTAAAAGTTTCTTTTTCTATATACCAATCAGCAGGATGCTCAAGCAGTATATTTTTAGTTTTATATTCGTTTTTTATAGCTAACTCAACCATTATTAAAGTTAGTGATGTTTATAGATATATCTCCACCTGTAATAATATCTATCTTACCTAATGATAATGTCGCCTCAAAACCAAAATCATTTGTTCTTTCGCCTATATCAACCCATTTAGATCCTGTATAAACCTGTAAAACGCCTAAAGTAGTATTCCATATAATACTGCCTGGTAAAAAGTTAAATTGAAGTTTGTCCGCATCATTAACTTGTTGAGTGCTGTCAATATCAACTGCACCTAAATTAATTTCTAAAATTCTTGTAAGTCTGTTAAATATATCGGGGCTAACTGAACCTACAGCAATTGGAAGTTGCGTTTGTAGAATCTTACTCATCTCTTGCCGTCAGTTCTTACATCAATCCTTGTAGCTCCTAATCTCCAACCAATACCTAAATTACCGTTGTTTGCTGCATCATCATCTGACTCAAATCTTAAAACCATTTGCCTTGCTCTGCCCCTAACAAATGCCTGTTGAGTGTTTGCTTGTATAGAGCTTGTTGAATTGACAGACAAAGAATCGCCTGGATAGTTTCTTGTTTTAACTACAACATTTACAGATCCATCTTCGTTGCTGCTTTGTAAAAATTTAAAATCAGGAATAATTTTTTGTATAAAAGTAAATTGTTCTCCATCACCTAAATCAAAATCAGAGCTTTCTATAAAAACATTAGTCATAGGAGATCCGTCATCATCAAAGCCAGTTTCTTGCTGATAAAGATAACCGTTGCTAACGGCTCTAGGGTAATTTTCTATCCCAGCATCTAGCCAAGCTGTTCTACTTAATGATCCATAAAACCAAACATTTTCTGCATAATTGTAAATAACATACTTGTCTATTTCGTCACTAGAAGAGGAACAATAAAACCAACCCACTTCATTTTTATCTGCAATAGTAAAAGCATTAATCTTAAAAGATTGAGTTAAATTAATATCAGAAAATACATAATCTTGAACGGTACAAGGAACTGTTTGCACACTACCGTTGTAAAGGTAAAAGTTATTGTAGCTCATCCAGAATACGCCTTGAGGAGCTGTAACAGCTGCTTTAGGGCCTAGTAATCCTGTTCCTTCATTAATTAAATTAACTCCAAATGTGAATGGAGGACCAATAAACTGCATACTATACAAAGCAGTATCGGTCCAAACTAATATTTCTTGTCTAGATTTAACGGCACCAATAATAGAAGATCCAGAGGATAGTCTTAAAGATCCTGCTGTATTTGTCGTTTGAGGTTCAAAATCTAAAGCATTTTCTTGATCACTAAATGCAATTAACATAGGATCAACAGTCCCAGTTCTAGTACCTCCTGATAGAGGGTCTGCACCCAATACAATTAAATGACGATCTTTTTCTGAAGTAATAACTTGTAAACCTACGGTTGGTACTTGATTAGCCCCAGCTGTAGTAGAAAGATTAACAGCTCTGGTTGTAACACCATTATTTTCAACCCATCTAAAAATGCCTCCACCCCTTTGATTAATGATTAAATCTTCTCCAAAGTTGTCATGAGTCCATAATCTAAGTTGATTAGTAGAAGATAATGCTGTTGCAGATCCAAAGGCTCCTTCTCCCCATCCATTCAAACCCCAACCAGTACCAGGCACATAAACATCCAGACCCACATTCAATTGATATGTGCCAACGGTTGATCCTCCACCATTACCGCTATCGCTTGAATTAGCTGTTACTTCAGCTCCGCTAGTGTCCTTAGCTTCAATTGTGTAAGAATTAGCATTTACGATTGTAGCTATTTGATATTCTTGATTAAGTACTGTAGCAGTAATATTACCGCCTAAAGATGCTGCTCCTGAAAATGTTACAAAGTCATTTTGTACTGCCCCATGAGCTGTATCAGAAACGGTAATTGTCGCATCTCCATCTCCAACCTTAGCAAAAGTTACGTCTCCAGCGCTGGTTGTAGATCTAATAGGAGTAACATCATTAAAAGAAGATCCTTCTTCTATATAGTATTTCCAAGTTGTACCTAAACCTAAGTATTTTGTTCCAGCTAATGCTATCCAAGGATGCAGCGCTCTACAAGTTCCTAAAAAAGTATTGTTATTATTTTTAGCCCAACCACCAAACTTTTCGGGCCTACCTTTTCTAAAACGAACAAGGTTGCAGTCAAACCAACCGCCCTCGTTATCATAATCAGTACCTTCTCTGTTGATACCTGGTTTAAATATTGCTTTCTGTAACGTCATTTAATGATTCTAGTTTTGGTGTTTTATTCACATATAACAAAGTTTCTAATAAAGATTCTTTAGAATCTATTTTTTCTAAACTGCCTATAGTTTTTGCGTATTCAGTTGAGTTGTTCTTTTTATCAACAGGAACAAAAATAACTTTATTTATCGGCAAAGCAACCAAACAGAAAAAGTCTATTTGACCGTCTCCATATCTTACCATTTTATTTTGTCTAGTGTTATTAGAAGTTCTTCGTCCAGATCTTATTTCCCAGCGGTAGTAATCTGCTTTTTTTCTTTTATAAATTTTATTTGTTGTTTTAACTTGAACTCGATAAAGTTTACCTTGGTGATCAAGTATTAAATCAGATCTATGATTTGATGGAGACATAATAACTGAGTCGCAATATCTAAGCATGTAAGATGCTGCTAGATATTCACCAGCCAAAGCAATTCTAGCTGTAGAATGAGGCATAAGCCTTTCCTATAAATTTAACCGCTGTTAAACCTTACCCCATTCTTTGCCTTCAAACAATAAAGACTCAGCGTTTCTTCTTCTAACCAAGCCTTCATTTACTTGTTTATTTACTTTATTCCATCTTCTCATTTGATTAGGTACCTCTTCATATTTACCTTCGTTTAAAACCTTTAACAAGGTAGAGCTTTTTAAATTAGCAGGTCCAAGGTTGTATACCCAAGACACCAAAGCATCAAACTGAGATTGATTTAAAGGCACTTTTACAAGAGAGTTTACATAATGCTCGTACTCATCTTCTAATTCTTGCCAAAGCATAAATTCAGCTTTTTCTTTAGACCAAACATCACCTTCTTTAACATCTTTGGTATGGCCGTATCCTATTGTCCAAACGCCTGCTGGACATTTATATGCAACTGCTTGACCGTCATCATTAACAGGCAAGCCTTCAAATTTTTTGATGATACAAAAACCTTCGTCTGAAGTATGCATTAGGTTCCGAATACTATTGTTACGAAAGCAATTAATAAAGTTCCCATAAAACCGAAAGTCCCAAAAACTGCCATTCTTAGGGTTCTGTTTAAATCGTTCATTTCTTGCTTTATCTCTGCTGTTTCTTTGAATATACTTTTCCATCTTTCCTCACACTTGGCTTCGTGAGATTTTAAGTCTGATGCAACAGATTGTACTGTATTTCTATTCGCCATCTTTTTTATCACCCGTATTGGATGCGCCAAAGTAAAACGATATAACTGCTGATGCCAACCCACCTAAATATCCTAACACTAAATTAATTAAAGCTTCAGAGTTTTGCTCTGGCGGTTGTAAAGTTACTAAAAATATATAGCCCATAAATCCACCAACAACAGCAATACCCATAATTCTAGCTGTCCAATCTTTGTTAAAAGTTTTTCTAGCATCTTGTTTTTCTACTGTTTCTAATCTAAATATATCTACATCTAGCTCTTTCATCTGAAGTTCAAAATCTTGTTCAGCTTTTTTAAGCTCTAACATTTGTTCTGGAGTAGCTTCTTGTATAGCCTTATTAATAGACTTTGGATCTGATTGACATCCAAGCACACCAGCAATAACGGACGCTGCTTGACCACCTAACGGCCCACCTAATGCAGATCCTAAAGTTGGAGCAAGCGCTCCTACTACATTTTTAATTAAACCAAATTTCATAATTACCCCGCTAATGGATTTTTATTTTCTAATTTACTTTCTAGTTTAGTAATTTCCTTATCAAGAGATTGTAGATCAGCTTTAATAGTAGCTATATCTGTTTTTATTTCAGTAACATCTGGAACAGAAATGCCGTCTATTTGTTTTTCTAAATACTGTACAGACTTTTCTATACCTGCAAATCTTTCCTCAATAACTTTTTGTTTTTGTTCGGTATCACCTATACCGCCTATTTGAGCTTCTAGGTTATCTAATCTGTTAACATACTGAGCGCCTTGATAGCCAAAGCCAGCAAGCGTTGTAACAATACCAACAAGAGCTATTAATTGCGTTGTTTTATTTTCAAACCAATTCATTTCAGTCTCCTATAATGTTGGCTGTAATTCTTTTAATTCAGTCAAAGTTTTTATGCTTTGTCCTGCTAGCCCATAAAAAGCCGCAGTATTATCTGAAAGGTTGCTATTAGTATAAATGCTTTTTGGTTCATACCAAAATTCTTTTTCAGGTATGTTTACTGCTCTATAACTATTAAAACCTGGCAAAAAGCCCATAACCGCTATAATAGCGTTTTCTGAACCATACTCTCCAGTTTCTTCTTGTTTAGCTGCAACTTGTTCTTGAGCTGTTTGTAAGTTTTGAGCAATAATATTTTCAACGGTAGTTTCTGAGTCAGAATCAACAGATGCAATAGATGTATCCATCTGATCTTGAGTTGTTTCTGTTGTTACATTAGCAACTGTTACTTCTGTTGTTACCGTTTCTGTTCCTACTGTTGTTGAGCCAAAAGAAGAATCTGATACAGACATACTGCTCATATCAAGAACTTGATTGGTTTGAGCCGTAGATGATGCAAACTGATCTGACATGCTAGGGGAGCTGCTTGTACTAAAACCAGCTGTAGATGAGTTGTTTACGGCATTTCCAGCAGCCACGTTATTGCCTGTAGCATGTATAGAATTACCAGCGTTAGTACCGCTAACACTTTGATTTGCGGTTCTTATTGTAGATGCAACCACCCTAAGAGCCACTTCTCTACTAATTGAACTTTCACCTTTTGTATTTTCTCTTTCAGCAACTTCAAACTCTTCTTCAAATACATCTTCTTCTATAATTTCTTCTTTCTCTATTCTCTCTTCTTCTATTTCAGCCTCAGCCAGTCTTTCTTCTATAGCTTCAAAAACCTCCTCAACGACCTCTTCTTCAAAAATTTCCTCTATAAACTCTTCTTCTGGTTCTTCTAATACTGCAATATCTTCTTCTCTTCTAGTTTCTTCCTCAAACCATTCTTCTAATTCTTCAATAGTTTCTAGCTCAATAAAAGTTTCAGGCTCTCTAAAGTCTTCTACTAAAAATGTTTCTTGAAAAATAAACTCTTCAATAATTAAATCTTCTACAGGAATAAATATTTCTTCACTCGGCATTTCAAAATTTGGTATTAAGGGAAATGGATCTACAAAATCATCTTGACGAAACATTTCTTCAAAGATTATTTCTTCTTCAAACATAAACTCTTGTTCTTCAAAATGCTGTTCGTCAAATTCAAATACAAACTCTTCAAACATCGGTTCTTCTTCGTAGCCAAACTGTTCTTCTTCTTCATAACCGTAATCAAACTCATCTTCTTGAAAGTAACCTACGTCTTCTTGTTGACTGTAGCCAGGGCAGAATGGGCCATACTGAGGATCTAAATCGCATTGCTGGTCATCATATGCTTCCCAATAATAAGGGCATGATTCAGAATAAAGCTGGTCAATACCACATTGTTGCGATAAATAAGCATCGGCATACCCAGAACAGCTGGCATCATTAAGAGGATTGCTACAATCAATACCGTTGCCACTACCTGAGCCATATAAAGATCCACCATTTTCTAACGTGGTATTGATAGATGTTGCATTCCAATTTTTATTGACGCAAGAGGACGAGTTGGTCGTACCTGTACTGCATTCATCATGATAGTAGTAAGTGTATGAGTCTTCTTTTTTAGATCCTACTTCACCTATTAATACATCATGATTAATAATATTTAGATGGCCATAACGAAGATCAAACGAGTTGTTGTTCCATAGTATTATTTCAAAACTGTTGTCTGTATTGCTTCTGTTGTACTCTCTAAGATCATACCAACCGAATATCATTTTGCTTGAGTCTCCCCAAGACTTCATACGAGAATTGTTGTCTCTAATTAAATCGGTCCAGAAAGCGTATATGGTATAGGTGTGTTGCCCGTTAATAGGGTCAGGAGTATAGTCATTACAATAGCTACCACTAGCGCCAAAATGCAAACATCCATTCGTTGCCATCCTTGCTTGGCTAAATGTAGAGCCATAAAAAGTAAAATTAAAAGAAAGATCAATTGCAGGAGAAATGCCATCATCTGATACTGAGTATGCTAACTCACCCTCAAAGTTGTTGGCGTTTGTTTGTAGGTGATATAAGTCTTGTCCTGATTCATAAATGTATTGAGCTGATAAATTACTTGTAAGTAATAAACAACATATTATTTTAAAGCAGCGATACATTCTCTTTTCTTTTGAGTAGAAGAGTGCCAAACTTGCTTGCAGCGCTGAACTTTTTCTTTATACCATACTTTATAATCAGGCCTTTCTCTTTTATTTTCTTTCCAAGCAACGGTTGCTTCTTTACCAATTTTACCTTTGTATGGGCAAGGAGTACCAGCCATCTCCATAGCATTAAAAACCCTAGGATCTTGACAAAGAATAGATACTGATGCCACTTTCATACCAGTATCGTATAAATATTTAGAAAGTTTTAATCTTTCACAATTTTCATCTCTTACAGTCTTTCCCCCTGAAAAACCAAATACCTGCCCTTGGAAAGCACCAGAGCGTCCTACAGTACAAAGATCTTGCGAATAGGACATAATGCTTGGAGCTATCGCTGACGCTGGAGGAGCCTCGCTCTTGACGTTTTGGTTAATAGTTTGAGTAGAATTAGATTCGTTAATATTTCGGTTTGTATTATCAGATTTAGTATTATTTTCGTTTACGTTTCGATTATCGGTTGTGACATTTGATTCTGAGGTTGACTGATTAATATTGGTGTTTTGATTTGTATTAGAGCTGGTCGAAGTCGAATTATTGGTATTTGTAACATTTTGATTAACGGTTGAATTAACCGTTGAATTAGATGTAGAAGTCGAAGTATTGACGTTGCTATTTGTATTAGTGTTATTTGAGGTCGAAGTGTTTACATTCGTATTGGAGTTAGTCGAAACATTCGTGTTGGAATTTGTGTTAGTCGAATTGTTTGTGTTAGTCGATACGTTAGTGTTGCTATTCGTGTTGGAATTTGTGTTGGAATTTGTGTTGGTATTTACGTTTGTATTAGATGTAGTCGTATTATTTACCGTATTTAAACTATTGTTTTCGCAATACTGAGAACCGTTGGTACAAGCTGTACCAGACTGTTGAGAAGATTGAGCGCTAACATTTACAGACAAACCAATAACCAAAGTCACTAAAAAACCAATAGCCGACCAGACTATTAAGCTATCATGCTGTTTTTGCTCCTTGTCCATTGTTGCACCAAATCATATTATTTTTTAAATTTAGAAACTACTTGATCCCAAAGCTCAGGTTTGAATTTTTTTACAGACCAAGCTAAAACTACTGCTACTATTACTAATGGTATTAATATATCCATATTAAGCTCCTTTAAAATATGCTGGCAATCCAATCATAGGTCTACCGTCATACTTGTTGCTTTCGGCATTTTCGCCACTAGCATCATTATAATGCAAAAACACCTGTCCGCAATCTTTACCTTTAAATGATTCACGCCAATGCTCTAGATCGCATCCACGATACATCAGCATATCGCCTGGTTTTAAGTTTACTTCTATCCCTTTTTTACCTTTTTCACCTGATGGTTCTAGAAATATAGGCCAATCATCACCACCTAAGTTCATGGTGGTAGATATCTCGCAAGAATGTCTATCTATATGTCTTTTTAACTCATCACCTTTTTTATAAATTCTTGCGTATGAGTATGTTTCAGTTAGCTTTACACCTGATTCTTTTTCCATAATTGGTTTTACTTTTTGCAATAAAGTTTCCATAACTATATCTGCGTAATGAGAATAAGTTTCAGGTATTTGTTTATCATTCCAAATACCAAAATATTCAGTAAATTGTGATATATAGTTTTCATCAAATAAATGTCTTGCTACTGCTCTTTTATTTAAAAAGTATTGATAACAAAAATCGGCTAGTTCTTTTGATATAGCACCTTTGATTACTTGGTATTTATTTTTCTTAAAACTCATTTAAATGGATATCCTAAATTCCAACACACTAAGGAGTGTCGTATTCCTTTGGTTACTGGTTTGACTCTATGCCAAACAAAAGATGGAAAGATAATTACACTACCTTTCTTTCTAATTTCTTCACATATTCTTGACTGTGAGCCTTCGTCTGTGTTTCTAAAATCAAACTCTAAATCACCACCTTCATATTCATTAGGATCAGTAAGCGATACAGTCATGCTAAGTTTTCTTAACTTACCATGTACATTTTGATTTTCAGGATTATCATAAGGCTCTTCGTAAGAGTCGCAATGCCAATCGTAAAACTGACCTTTTTTATATTCGGTAAATTGACAAGACTCTGACCAATCCCATTCAAAATTCCAACCAGCGTTAGCATTTGCTTGGTGTATGTAAGGTTGTATTTCTTTGTATATCCATCTATCTGACATCCATACAACATCAGACTTGCGTTTCTTTTGAATGTTTTTAAGCTCTAATTTAGTTAAGTTATCTTTATTAGCGTTGCCTGTAAGAGCCATTTGTTTATCTTGCTCTTTACCATAACGAACTATGTCATCACATATTCTTTCAGGTATGGCTGATTGAAAGTACCAGTAATAGTATTTTAGATTCATCTTCTCTCTCTTAAGAGATCAGTATAGTTTAGATGTGATTTAAAAGAAAGGTTGGTTAGTTAGTCCAGTTACCAGCTTTGACTGCTCTAAATACTGCTCTTAAATCCCAACAGCTTGATGTGCCTGCAAGAGGCTCTTTAATAATAACAACTCCTGAACCACCAGCAGTACCAGCAACACTATTGCCAGCACCACCACCACCGCCACCTGTGTTTGCAGTTCCTGCTGAACCACCATTACCTGCACCGCCACCACCTGAGCCACCATCTCCAGCAGCAGCACCGATATCGCCACCACCGCCACCGCCACCTGCTCTTGTAACAGAAGAACCTGTGATTGAACTTG